TATTAGTAGTTGTTTCAGGTTGATTACTATCAATCGCATATTCAAAGGTGGTAGTGTCAATAACGTTTGTCACAGTTTTTAACCCTACATAACCATTTGCCGCATATCTAAGCAAATTACCACTTGCTGTCGGCGGTAACACAGGAGCCGTAGGTAATTGATAAATAGCGGCAAAACGGTTTGGGACATCCACGATAGGAAATTCACCATTATAAGCTGGTTCTATAACATCTTGAATGTATAAATTTGGAGGAGCTACATTTTTAGGTTTATTAGTTTTAAAATCATAGGTGCTTACCAACCCATTATCTAAAAGAGTTCTAACAATAACCTGATCAGTATTAATCAATGTCAAATTATTAACAGGTATTAAAGGAACAATTCCTGTTGCTACAAACGTTGATCCTACTACTAAACCGTGTGGAGTAGAGGTCTCAATAGTCGCTATCCCTTCACTCTGACTAGCTGATATAATATCCAAAGTATCCGTAAATTTATCCGTAAAAAAAGGAAGATACGCGGCTAATTGATTGACAATAGGCGCTATTCGCATCGTAACCTCCTCCCTATTTGACGATAAAAAGTAATCACACTTTTTCCTTCATTATCTCGAATAGCCTTACTCATAAAAGGTCTAGGTTCCATCTTTCTTTTTCCTTCATTATTCTTTTTCGTCCCTTCTTCTAAATAACGAGCATAATTAACTCTTCCTCCACCAGCACTATACTCCATTTGAGTAAACCCAGATGTTTTAGTCTTAATTGTTTTTTCTAAATTACCCGTCAAACGTGCAGGAGGTTCTCCAGGTGCAGATGCTCGATGATTAATAATACGCCCATTAATACGTATTCGATATAAAAGCCCATTCTTTTTAGCTCTAAAATCATCCCGATTAGTACGCTCTAAATATTTACCAATTACAATATAAGCTTGATGAATGCCTGACCTATAATGTTGATCTAAAGCGCTTAAATGCTTAAATATTTTATCATTATTTTTATTAGAAATAATATCAATCATGCTTCACTCGCTGCTTTTGTATCATCACCACGAATGATAGTGGCGATTTCTAAATAAAGGTTATTTTCTTCTAAATTTTTTACTCGTTCAATATCATACCGCTGCCCATTATAAACGATCCAATTTTGAGAAGTAATATCCGGTAAATATCGAGTATAAAATACATTAGTGATACGTTTTTCCGTACCAACATCATCAAAAATAACTTTACCTTTTGGCGTCTGAATCATCGACCAAACCGTATAAAGAAGAGTAAAAGTTTCGGTATAATCTGGATCTGCTATAAAAGAATTTAAAGGGGGTTCTATATCTCTTTGATAAATCTCAATTAATTTATCTAAATTACCCGTACATACTTGAGTTTTAGTTCTTTGTAATTTTACACATTTCGCCATTAAGTACCTCTATTAATAATATTGGTTATTATCATAAGGTTTAATTTCTATCCCCATTATTCCCCATAATCCTACTGCTACAAAATTACTTGCAGATACAGGTACATTTAAAGACATCGTAATTTGTAAAAATCGCGCATTCCCAAAAATACCTGTTGTTTTTAAAGGAGTACCAATAATAGGTAAAGTATTTCTAAAAGGGGCAGGCCCATCATAAATTAAATTATCATCAGGAATAGAAGTATAAGGACCTCCAGCATTTTCACTTTGTTCAAATGAAGTAATAGTAACGCCTACAGGCGATCCAAAACTTTTATAATTAATGACAGGGCATAATGTTATTCCATTATTAAATAAACGTGTATCAATATCAGTAAAAACTACCGGTGTACTGATGGGCACATCATTATAAACATGATAACCCCATTGAATAAATTCTAAATTAGAACGATTATCTTTAATAGCCATTATTTACTCCTTATTTTAAACACCTCGATATTTAGCACCAAATACGGACATATAGCGATATTTATTATATATCATCTTAGAAGTGGGAGGCAAAGCTCCCGCACATGAAACACAATCGCCAGTATTACAGTCTCCTCTATTTTCATATAACGCCGCAATATGATTTAACAATCCTATCTTAATATCTTGAGGAATATCGGCTTGAAGAGGTCCAAAACCCGCTATAAAATCAGTTCTTATCCCTTGATAGATGTTAATATTATCATCTTTATTAGAAGGTAAATTTTGAAATTGAGAAAAAATGATACGCCAATAAAATGTTTCATTTAAAACTTGATAAGTCCCTATAGGTACATCAATAAATGAACCATCTACTAAGTATTGAAAGGATTCTAAAGATTGCAACTTACCTCTAGAAAATTCAAACGCTTGAGCAAAACAATTACTAAAATTACGAAAAGTAGTATTTATTAATATACGATTAGTATAATTTTCAAAAAATATACGGGTTGCTATAATTAAAGAACTTAAAATATTGTCATCCTGAGTAACTGAAGCAGGGATTTTTAACCATTCTTTAACTTCATCTAATGTTAAAGGTTCTAAAGAAGGAGGAATTAAAACTTCATAACGTTCAACGCGAGCTACTCTTACATTGGGAGTAACTAAAGGACGCCCCTGTGTAACAAATCCTATATTGGATAACATAATTCACCTTTAAACAATTAAACATTTATCTCAAAAACAGCAGTAATTACACAACTTAGAGTATTTAATCGTTTCAGCCCCATCATCATAATCTTTAATATTGATAGACGAACTAAACACTGTTGATCCACTAGATATTGCCAATAGATCAGAATAAATAGTGGTTAAATCAGATTTAATATCTGAAATCGCCATTATTTTTCGCCAGGTTTAATCTCAATTCCTAGATTTAGATTTAAATTCCCAGCCATATTGCCAGTATTTGCAGTATTGGTAATCAAATTAAAACGGATATAGCGTTCAACGCCAAATACACCTAAAGATCCTATCACACTTGCAGTTACATCCGCTAAGGTGACGTTTTGAAGATTGGTAATATCTCCTATTAGATTTTCCGTAGGAACGGCAGACCAAACAGCATTATCTGGACTTTGTTCTACTGAATCTAAACTAATTGTATTAGCAGGATCTCCTGAACTTGTCACTGTAATAAAAAAAGTAACCCCATTGTCAATATTAGCCGTATCAAAACCAGTCGTTACAATAGTCGCGCCACCTGCTTCATCAAATGATTGAAGGCTATATACATTAGTGTTTGATTTATTATCTTTAATAGGCATTATTTATCTCCTTTTTTAACAGAAGATTTAACTTCTTTTTTAACTACTTCTTTAGTAGGAGCAACGTCAATGTTTACTAAAGGGCCAGGAACGGCTGTTTGTTGTACAACTTTTAAAGATTGATAACTAGTTAATGCTCCACCAACTCTCTTACGAACATAATATTTAACCCATTGTTTGTCAGTAACCATATCAACAATAGTGAAAAATCCAACCCTGTCCACAATAGTATAACCTTTGTTAAAATCGCCATAAATCATAGCTTTAGCATCCGCACCAGGAACAGGCATGCCCCCCCCAGTAACGGGAATAGTAGGATCAGTTGGAGCAGTAGAAGGCGCCGCTATTCTTACAGGTTTACCCAACAAAACAGCTTGTGCCCCAGTTTTTAAAAGATCTTGCAACTGAAATAAAGGTCTACCTTGATTATCTTTCAATTGAAGTATTTGCGCCCAACCTTGACGAGTAGTCAACCAAATAGCCCGAGGCTGGTAAGCTTCTAGCAAGCTTAATTGAGTATTAACTAAACCCTCATAAGTGAAATTGCCCGAAGCTCCAGAATAAATAGTTTCAAGAGCTCCCATCTCATAATTGCTATCATTACCGAATACGACAGGTGTCCCACCCCAAGAAGGATAATCTAAAATGCCACGAGGCTTTTTAGAACCATTACCCGTTAGAAAAGCTGCATTTTCTTGCAAAGTTATAGTTTGACCAGATTTATTAGAAACCCACCCTACTACATCAAACATAGTATCATCCAGCATCCAATGAGAAACGCGCGGTTGTGCATATTGTTCATGAATTGGAATATCTAATTGTCCAATCCGAGCAGTTTCGGTTTCCGAACGGCTTTCTACTTCACCAACCCATCCACCAGATTCACTCAAATTATCATCAATGATCCAACGTAGAATGTTAGAATCTGTAGTTGCAACATTACAAATTTCTCTCATAGGAGAAGTTTCAAATTCCCGTGTAACATCTTCAGCAGAATATTCGGGTATAATCCAGTAACCGCCTTGAGGGTTGACTCCTTCAATAACGTCTTTGGTTATCTTCTTTTTTAACGAAGAATCGGCAAAATAAGGAGTTATTTTAGCATCATTCAGAGCCCATTCTTGAACTTCTTTAAGAATATTGCTATCTAGCGAAGTTCGATAAGCGCCTAATGCAGGACGTAATGCTTTATCCATCGCGATATAATAATCTTGAGGACATCCTTTATTAGATTTATTAATTGAACCATTAGGAGTGCGCGAAAGTTGAAGCTCTAACGATTTAATTACTTCATTTTGTTTATCGTTTTGAGATTTTATAGATCCTATTTCTTCTAGCAAATCTGCACTTTTAGTAGACAAACGATCTAGTTTTTCATGATAATTTTCAGAAGTGTTCTGATGCTCATGAATAATAGTTGCCAATTCATTAACTTTATTCAAAACATCTGTTGACATGTCAGTCGATGCGCTCATTATTTCTATCTCCTTAATTGTACAATCAATTTTTAATCCTCCGTATTAAATTGTTTAATTTCATCATTGTCATTTTAACATCTAACTCAGTAGCTTTTACAACCGTATCACATTCTTTATCTTTCTTCAAACTTTTATCATTTGAAGTAGTAAAAGGGCTATCACGACTCATTTTTTTATAATATTTTTCCACATTTGACTTAATTTTTGCGATGTCCGAAGCGGGAATATCCACCCCTCCTCTAGCACCATTTAAAACGGCCGCAATTGCAAAAATAGCCCGTGGAACGGCTTTAAACTCTCCATCTACTACATAAGTAAAAGGAAGTTTATAAGCTCCAAAACTTTCCGAATCATCACTATCAAACCACATAAAACCATTACGATAAGTCCCACTCGGTCCATCTTCTGATTTAGTTTTTGCTCGGATATCGCTAATAGCTTTAGATTTATCCCATTCTGTTCCTTCATCCATTAAAGGGTAATCTTTAAAACTTGTAGCCCCTTTCACTTCCGTTACTTGAGCATCTTGATTAGCTGGCATAGGTGTCACCGATATTTCCATTAATTCAAAATTCTTAATCTGTCTTACCCCTTTCGACGTCAGCTCAACATCTTCTGGAGAAACCATTCCACCAATAGACATTCCGGTCATAAAGCCTTTTTTCATTAAAGAAAAGTCTTCACGACCTCGTTGTGTATCTAAATCTATTTTTCCTTCCACTATCAATCCATCTTCCGTTTCTTTCATTTGAGAAGGATCAAACCCTCCAATAACTTTATCCATTGAATGACCGGAAAGCATCGGCACCATTCGATTATTTTTTCTAAATGCTTGAATAGATTTTTTAAAAGCTCCAGGGAGAACTTGATCCCCATTAAAATCAATGGTTGAATAAGTAGAAGCAAGCCCCCGAATAGTTCCGATACTTCTATCTTCCGATTCGACGGCTTTCTCTATTTGAAATTTAATACTTTTTCTGTTCATTTTATTATTAAAAAGCCATTTTATCTAAATGTCAAGATTTTATTTAAAATAATCTCATCCTTGAGAATGTTTGGAAAGAACGACTTAATTATAAGCAAAGATTATTTTATCACTCTGGTCAATAAAGTGCAACGGCAATTAATGATATTATCAGGACGCCCTACAGGATCTCCAGGATAACGCAACAATTCCCCTCCTACTAAAAATTTTGAACCAAAAGGTTGAATCTGACCGTGAGCCTCCATATGCGCTAATCTCACTCTATTATCTCCTACATCATGCCAAATTCTCTCTATCCTTTTCACATCGTTTAATTTTCCTATATTTTGAACAAATCCTATAGTAACATTTTTTGTGTCTTCTGCTACTCCTTGCGTCTCTGTATTAACTACTATTCCTTTAAAATGACGCTTCATTTCTTGTTGCCATATTTTTAAATTGTCAACCCCTTGTTGATTTAACTTTTTTTGCATAGTTTGAATAATGTAACCTGACTGGACAGTTGCTCTCAAAGATGCTTTATTATCTAAAATATGTCTTAAATTATTTAATTCACTTCTCTCTAAAGTAATATTTAATCGATTTAATTCGCTTTTTATAAACGTTTCTTGGACATTCATATAGTGTTTAGTGAGAATATCTTGAAGCACTTGTCGGTCATTTTGTATATGATAAAGTTGTTGAACCTCTCCATAATACAATCTAATACGACGAAGTGTTTTATTTAAAAAAGAAAAAAGAGTGCCTAATAAGGCGCTTTCCCATTTAATTTTTTGTTTTTTATCCTGCTGGGCTTGCTGATTGTTCATCTACCACCCCATAGGCCGGTATACTATTGCTCGGTTTGTATATTTCATCCGCAGCTGCATTATTAGCTTCTGGTAAGTCTAAACGTAAACGTATTTCCGCATCACTCATCACATTTAATTTAGTCATTTTAGTCAATTCATCAATGGCTTGCTCTTTCAATGCTGGAATAGTGCACGGATCATATGTTAAACATAAATTCTCTCCATCAGGGTACCGAAACATCAAATGCATCGTAAGAGCTGAAAAAATCTTATCCGCTGCGGGTAAAATAGATAAATTATATAATTGACGCTCTGCCACACTCATGTTGGCTAAACTCAAAGCGTTCGAATTAATCAATGCGAGAGGAATTTTAAGACGGTTATAAATTTCCTCTTTTAATTGACTTCGCGCCTCAATATAATCCATATCTTTATTAGTTAAACCAAACGGTTTCCATTCCAAATGATCGGTGACCATAATCCGACCAGCATTTGCAGCCCCAGAAAATAAATTATCCATCTCTGCTCGTAAATCGTTTAATTGATCCGGCATTAATTGAAAATCCCCGCTAGCTGTAAGCATTCCTGAAGGCATCGCGCTATTTTCAAGTAATGCAATATTATGTAAACATGCGTTTCTAAAATGCTCCAATTGATACGCCATAGATCG